TAGCCAATGCTGCCACGCTCGACAAGTACAGCGACGATACGAACGGCGGATGGTCATTCACACTTCAGGAGGCAGGGTCGCCTAAATCGGCCCTCTACCTGTTCGCTGAGACATATGCGGCGACCAAAACGTTGATCGAAACGCTGCTCAAGGGAGCGACTGAGTAGGTTGTTATGTCTTTCGCTGAGGCATACGAGCTTGTGTCGGAATGGGGGAAACACTTACCGGGTGTTTTCCCCATATCCGAACAACGCAAAATCGAATCGCTTTATCTGGAAGTGTTCCGTCGACCGCTCAGGTCCTGTCGTTGCAAGGATAGGTATTCCGATGCGGTGATCGAGATGCGAATTTACCTAAAAAAGAATATGAAAATGAGAAAAATATGCAACTACCGTCTCAAAGCCGGCGTGGTAATCCAGCCGGGCGGTACGTCCGATGTCTACACGAACGACAACTTGACCGATGCGGTCGCTACCGCATTTCTCAAGGAGCGGCCGGGAGCTGTCGGGCTGTTTGAGGTGATCCCTGAGAAAAAGTCCGATCCGGAGATCGAGATTAATCCGGATTTGCGGTCTGAAATCGCCGCCGACCTTCAGGCCGGGAAATCGAAGACCGCGATCAAAAAAGATTACAAAGGGCGGCAGATAGCAGGTAAGACGATAACTCTCGCGGTTATCAATGCGCATATCAAGGCTGCGGAGGCCGAGCACGAGTCGAACGATTAATGAACGGGGGATGAATATCAAGGAGACGAAAAAGCCGAGTAGGCGGATCGATGTCAAGTACCTGTCATCATTAGGCATTCAGGCATACGACGCTGATAACCTATATCCGCAAAACGTGGCGGCCATTGTGGCTGCTTCGTCAACCGGTACGACCTGCTGCAATCGATATGCTGACTTCATCGAAGGGAATGGCTTCGCATCGCAAACGCTGGCCGATTTCGTGGTGAACCGTAGCGGCGACCGTTTCGACGATATTCATCATTTGTGCGCGGCCGATTTGGCAAAGTTCAACGGCTTTGCCCTGCATGTCAACTATAACGTGCTGGGCGAAATCGTCGAATTGTCGCATGTGCCGTTTGAGAATTGCCGGCTCGAAGAATCGGACGAAGAAGGCCGAGTGAGCCATATTGCCGTACATCCCGACTGGTCGGGCAAGATGACGCGCAACGGAAAACCGGTCAAGGTGAATCGCGACACGGTGGATCTGCTACCCGTGTTCAATCCTAATCCGCGTGTTGTACAGGCACAAATCGTTCGGGCCGGAGGTATCGAATTTTTCAAGGGGCAGATTTTGTGGGTATCGTCGAGCGGGGCAGGAAACTACCCTACGGCGAAATTCGATGCGGTTCTCACAGAAATGAGCACGGACGAGGGGCTGTCGAATGTCAAACACCGCAATGTTCGCAATAACTTTCTTACGGCCGGGATGCTTGTTCATAAAAACGGACAGATGCCGCCGAACGACGGGAAAGACGATAGCGGATATTCCGATGAACTCGCCAAATTGCAAGGTGATAGCAATTCGCTGAAAATCCTTGAGGTCGAATTGGATGCGGACGAGGAAATTCCGCAGTTCGTATCTTTCAAAGGCGAGAATTACGACAAGGAGTTTACTGTCACGGACTCGTCCGTAATCGAGCGTATCTATTCGGCTTTCGGTCAAGAGGCGTTTTATTGCATCCGCTCGGGGAAAATCGGTTTCTCCGGTACTCTGATCTATGATGCGAAGCTGGAGTATGCACAGCGCGTACACAAGGAGCAGCGGATGTTGACCCGCGCCTATAAAACGATCCTCGGTCATTGGGATATGGCAACCGCTCCGATCCTGAACGATCAGGATATTGAAATCGAACCGATTGTGAAAGCTGTAAATGCCCCTCAAGCATGAAGAACCTTTTGATAACTCCTGACGAAATAAACGAGCTCGCCCGCCCCTGTTCTGCTGACGAGGATATTGCCCGGCGCTTCATTGAAGGGGCCGAACATAACGGCGTGCGGCCGGCGCTCGGCGATGCTTTGTATATCGCCATTGTGACTTCGCCCGATAAATATGACGAGCTATTGAATGGTGGGCTGTACTCAGACTCTTGTGGGGAACAACGGTATTTCCCGGGTCTGAAAAAAGCGCTGGCCTATTACGCATATGCTCGGATCGTAAAAAGCGGGACGAATATATCGACTCGGTACGGGTTTGTCAGTAAATCAGACGATTATTCGCATAGTGTAGAATTCAAGGAGCGTAATCAGGCTTACAATGATGCGTTTTCGATTGCAGATCATTACATGAAAGATTGTCTCGGATATATCCAATGCCGTCCCGAGGCATTCCCTGAATATACGCAGGACGGCAAAATGACAGCCAATAGAGTCCGGTACAAAGTAATAGGCGACTGATATGATCGAAATAAAACAGGGTACTTCTTTAGGAGTCCGAATCGTTCTCAAAAGGCCCTCCGGGACCGATGCCGATCTTCGGCGTGCACGCGAATTATCCGTATGGCTCCAGCTTCCTTCTGGTGAAACCATGCAGGCTCTCGACAGTTCGATCGATCGGGAGACGAATACGGTGTATGCTCGTCTTCTTCCCGACCGCGAACTGAAAGTAACGGGCGAATACGGGCTTTTCGTCAATGTGAAGATGGTGAGCAACCGGATGTTGGCTACGCACGTTCTAAAGATCGTGAAAGTGGTTGAGGGAAGCGAAATTAAGTATACGGAGCTGCCTTTGTCGCTCGATGCGAACCTGATCGATGTCCCTTACAACGTCATTACAACCGGAGCGTCTCCAAAGATCGGCCCGAATAATACGTGGCTCGTTTATAATGACGAAATAAAGGCTTACGAGGATACAGGTGTCAGCGTGGAGTCTGCCAAAGAAGCCAGCGAAGCCGCAGCGGCAGCGAATGAAGCGGCAGTTAGAGCCGATCAGGCTGCAAATTCGGCAAATACTGCGGCTGAATTTGCCAAACAGCAGGGCGATTATGCGAAGGCACAAGGAGACCGCGTACTTTCTGAGAAAGGACAACCCGGCGGTGTGGCCGAATTGGACGATACGGGTCATGTACCAGTTTCACAACTTCCGTCCTATGTCGATGACGTGCAGGAATACGCCTCCCGTTCCGCTTTCCCGGCAACGGGGGAAGCAGGGAAAATCTATGTAGCCACAGATACCAATTTGACTTATCGCTGGAGCGGTTCCGGATATGTAGAGATCAGTCCCTCCCTTGCGTTGGGTGAGACTTCGGCCACGGCTTACCGGGGAGACCGAGGAAAAGTAGCCTACGACCACTCACAAGTAAAAGACGGCAGCAATCCGCACGGTACGACCTTCGCCAGCTTGCCGGATAAGCCTGTGTCCCTGCCTCCGTCCGGTTCTGCTGGCGGCGATTTGACCGGGACCTATCCTAACCCGACTATCGGTGCAGGGAAAGTAACGACCGACAAGATCGCCGACGGAGCCGTGACAGCCGCAAAACTGGCAGAACAGTATGTCGTGAATCGGGGTGCTATTACCAACCTGAATAACGCCACTTCCTATGGATTTTATACTTATGAAAGGGGAGCTGAAAATGCTCCTACCGATTTTGGAAGTATCATTGTCGTCGAAGGAGCCAATAGAGCCGTCAACTGGGTGCAGTTGGCACTGGGGTATGATGGAAATAATGCAAATGCTTCCATCTTTATTAGATATAGGACATCTTTCACGGCATGGGCCGATTGGGTTAAAATCTGGAAATCAAATGATTTCAACCCGGACAATTACCTGCCGCTTTCGGGTGGTACGATGGCTGGGGATATTATTCTGCCACAGTCTTATAGGATTCAGGAATCAAATAGAAATATTGTCGGTAGGATTGTATTCGGAGATTCAGAATCCCCAAGAACGGTTTTAGGTGCTAATTTATATGACGCTCTTATCATATCTGTAAATGATATTATGCGCCATGACGGGACTAATGAATATAAGGTTTGGGATGCCAAGAACTTTAATCCTGATTCTAAATTTGGTTTCAATGCCGCTCAGCTCTCGGATTTGAATAATGCCCCGAACAATGCCTTTTTCGTCGGAGCACACGATGCGGCGAACGCTCCGGTTGCAGATAGTTGGTGCAATGGATTTACTATCGCTTATGGCAATAACCCCGATTTCCGAAAACAGTTTTGCTATGCAGGCGACAAGTGGTGGACAAGAGGGCGGAACGGTACAACGTGGTCCGGTTGGAGCCAGATTTGGGACTCGGGTAACTTCAAGCCAGCCGATTATTTGTCGAAAGAAAATACAACGGTCTACGTGCCGACTGGAGAATACAACCCGGCTACAAAAGGGTATGTCGATTCGGCTGTGAGCGGCGCTACCAGCGGAGCAATCACAGAAGTGGACGATTTGAATAACGCTCCGAACAATCGATATTTCTACAACGAGGGCGGAGCGGCCAATTCCCCGTTTCCCGATCAGGCGGTTTTCGGATTTACGCTCGTCGATGTCAACCGTTTGCCAACGATGGCCGTACAGTATTGTATGGCTGTCGGCCCAAATATTGGCATGCCTAAAGGCGCAGGCCCCGTGTTTGTCCGATCGACAATTAACCGAGACCAATCCGGGTGGAGCTCATGGACTTGTATCGGACAGGCCGATCCCGTAACGGATGAAGCAAGACTATATCCGTACTATCCCGAGAAATTCAATGGCCAGACAGTTAATAGACTGTTTGTGTCTGTTTCAAAGGTTATACAAGGACCAACGGATCATATCCTTGCCACGTATCAATCTTACGGCATACCGACCTCGCAATATGTGATCGGAATCAAAGGCTTTGCCGTTTTTAAGAACGCGAGCGGATCGGTCGTTTGTTCGATTCCTTTGTCAGGAGGTGAAGTATCGACGGGAGGCAATACTTATTCGGTCAAAGTTGGCAGTCTGCCCGGCGAAGTCGATTTGCATTTCAATTCACCGGCACTGTCCCCGACCACTGTCGAATGCAGAGCGTTGATAGAATTTGGATCAATTTAATAATAAACTTATGAGCGCTTTGATTATCATCTCCGCAGCCATCTTCCTCGTGTACATGGTTGCTATCATCGTGAGGTACGGATTTCCTGCCTCCGTGTCCGATTCGTTTTATCTGCTTCCGCTCAAATGTAACGCGGCCTTTACGCTGGGTACGAAGCACATTCTGTTTCAGGTGGGAAACGCCACGCTGGTATGCCGCCTGCTGGAAGGCGAATTTCTGGACTGGCGGCGGGTGGTGCCTTCCAACTGCCCCATCAAAATGGTGGCAAATGTTGGTGATCTGGCGTCTTCCGTGGAACGTGTCGGCCTGATCGTGTCCGAAAAGTACAAAAGCCCCGTGCGCTGTGTGTTCGGCAATCAGGAGCTGCTGATGCGCACCAGCACCACCATCGGCGCGGCGGAGGATCGCTGCTCTCTGGCCGGGGACGGTCAGGAGCTGGAAATCGGCTTCAACGTCCGGTATCTGGCGGAAGCCCTGCGGGTGATCCCCTCGGAGGAGGTCACGCTGGAGCTGACAAATGGGTTAAGCCCCATTGTTCTGACCCCAGTGGACGAGAAGGAAGACTTTGCATATATGGTGCTGCCCGTCCGGATCAAGAACGGCTGAGCGAAGGAGTCGGCTTATGAAGGTAGTCGTCAAAAAGAAGGATAACGCCATTCCCGTGGCGATCACCACGGAATATATCAAGTTACAGGACGCCATGAAGCTGGCGAACGCCGCGGAAACCGGCGGCGGAGCCAAGGCGGTGAGT